GTGGGAAAACCAAATAATCAGAAAGCTCCCTCCACTTTAAGAGAGAGCTTCTGACAATCCGGAAAGAAGGTGCATTCAATGATTAGAATTAAGAGCATAGAGCCTATGGACAATTATCAGTTACAGATTGCTTTTGATGATGGACGTGAGGTTGTTTATGACATGAATGAGGATATAGATACGCTTCCGGGATATGGAGCACTGAGAGATATTCCCGGCTTATTCAGGAATGTACAGCTTGACGAGAGCAGAACATGTATATACTGGAATGATTACATTGACCTGCCGAGTGATACGCTTTATGAGTATGGCAGGGAGAAAGTAGGTGCATAAAGTTGGTAACTGATAAGGTAAAAGCCCTGTTGTCAATCAGAGGAAAGAAGAACATAGAACTTGCAAAGTATCTCGGAATATCCCCACAGTCAATGCAGAACAAGCTTAACAGGGGAAGCTTTTCAGCAGAGGATCTAATAAAGATATCAGATTTTTTGGACTGTACACTTGCATTTGAAGTAGGAGGGCAGCAGAAGATAATACTTGATACTTCGGATATACGGGAAAAATAAAAAAATACCAAAGTTGTCCGTTTTGTCCGTTTTAAATATGTTAATATGTAAAATGGAATTAGTCCAAAGTGATTATCATTTAATAACTCCTGGGAAGGCACCGGTACACGCCGGTGTCTTTTTGTGTGCAAAAATATGCTGATATGCAGGAAAGGCAGGTGTGCTGATATGGCAAAAGGAAAATATGAATACTGGCTGTCAGACGAAGGAAAGCTCAGACTTGCCGCATGGGCGCGGGATGGGCTTACAGATGATGACATTGCCGCTAACATGGGAATATCACGGTCCACACTTGCAGCATGGAAGAAAAAGTATCAAGACATTTCGGACACCTTAAAAGAGGGAAAAGATGTTGCTGATATCCGTGTGGAGAATGCACTGTACAAAAAAGCAGTAGGCGGAACGTACACAGAAGTCACAGAAGAGCGCATTAATGGTGAGCTTATGGTTACAAAGCGGATAACAAAGGAAATTCCGGGAGACACAACAGCCCAGATATTCTGGCTTAAGAACAGAAAACCGGATACATGGAAGGATAAGCAGAATGTTGCACTTGAGGGACTTGAGACAGAGAAGAGCAAGCTTGATGACCTGATAAAACAGATGAGAGAGTAAGGCGGTGGCTGAATTGGAGATTTGGAAAAATATGAGGTTAGTAACTTAGGCCGAGTTAGAAATAATAAATCTGGAAAAATTCTGAGTATGCGAAAAGCAAAAAATGGTTATTTGAGGGTTAATTTGCGAAAAGGCAATGTTAAATATGAGAAACCAACAGTAATTCATGTACATAGACTTGTTGCAGAAGCGTTTCTTGCTCCAATTGTAGGGAAAAATTGTGTTAACCATATTGATGGAGATAAAGAAAATAACTTTGTAGATAATTTAGAATGGGTAACGAATAAAGAAAATACGATGCATGCGATTAAGACTGGATTAATGGTGTCTGATTATTCAGAAATGAATAAAAAATCTCGTATAAAAAGTAATGCTGCCCATAATACAAAACAGTATCGACAAAAAATGCAATTGGTCAATCAAATGGCAGGGCAGACACAACCTGTATTGCAGATAAATATAGATACGGGTGAAATTTTGCAGGAATATATCAATTGCACTGAAGCAGCTAGATTTCTGTTTGGAGAAGAAACAATAAAAGATAGATTGATAAGCAGATGTGCTAGAGGCAAATGCAAAAGTGCATATGGTTTTTTATGGAAGTATAAAGAGGGCGAATAGTCGGTCTCTTTTTTGAATGAGGGGAGGTGGTTTGCTCCATGAGTTCTGAAAGATTAGCTTTATCAAAGAAGTACAAAGCATTTTTGAAATGTGATGCGCCAGTAGAATTTCTGGAGGGTTGACACCACGGCAGCAGGCAAGACAACAGTAGGCATATTCAAGTATATGCTTAAGGTGGCAGAATCCCCCAAGAAGCTGCACATAATAGCCGCAGATGACACAGGAACGGCAGAGAAGAATATAATCAACAAAGACCTTGGAATCCTTGATGATTTCGGAGTGCTTACCGAGTACAACGGCAATGGAAGCAAGGCTTATAAGATGCCACACATACTGTACCACACGCCCGGAGGAGACAAGATAATATTTGTTATCGGTTACGGCAACAAAAAGAAGTGGAAGGATGCACTTGGTGGACAGTATGGCTGTCTGTATATTGACGAGATTAACACGGCAGATATAGAGTTTGTCCGGGAAGCATCAATGAGAAGTGATTACATACTTGCAACACTTAATCCGGACGATCCGGCGCTGCCTGTGTACAGTGAGTACATAAATCACTCACGCCCTCTGCCGGAGTGGCAGCAGGAGACACCGGACGAGATAATGAAAGAGCTTAATGAAGAACCAAAGCCCGGATGGGTGCATTGGTTCTTTTCTTTTGCCCATAACAAAGGGCTTCCGGAAAGCAAGATTAAGCAGATTATTGAGAACACGCCTAAAGGCACCAAGATATGGAAAAATAAGATTGAAGGGCTGAGAGGCAGGGCTACGGGACTTGTATTCCCTAACTTTACAAGAAAGCGCAATGTTGTATCTGAGAGCTGGCTGAGGCAGCGCATGAAGGATGGCAGCATAAAGTTCAAGAAGTTCATGGTTGGCATGGATACGTCATATTCAAGCAAGTCGCAGGATACAATTGCGATGATATTTGAGGGCGTAACGTACAACCGTGAGCTTTTTGTGCTTGAAGAGGAAGTATACAGCAATGCCGACTTATCTGTTCCGCTTGCCCCGTCAGACACGGCAGTGAAGTTCATTGCCTTCCTTGACCGGTGCTCTGACAAATGGGGGCTTGCAAAAGATACATTCATTGACTGTGCAGACCAGGCTACCATAACGGAACTTAAGAAGCACAAGAGGCTGTATGGCTGCATATATACATTTAACGATTCATACAAGAAGGTAACGATAGTTGACAGAATAAGGCTGCAGCTTGGCTGGATAACGCAGGGCGCTTATATGGTGCTGGACCATTGCATTAATCATCTGTCAGAGATAGACAGGTACAGTTGGGATGAAGACGGACAGGCACCGGAGAATGCCAACGATCATACAATCAATGCGGCACAGTATGGCTGGATACCGTTCAGGGACAGCATAGGAGGAATGAAATGAGGTGGATAGACAAATTGAGCGACAACATCAGAAAAGGCGTAAGAGAATGGCTGTATAAGGACACAGTGGGGTACAGCATGCAAATAAGGGAGCTGATGGATTTTGAATCGTCAGCAATCCGCAACAGGGTATGGTACCGCGGCGATTCCAATGAGCTTGAACAGCTGTACCAGCAGAATGTGGAATATGCCGACCAATACAAATTCTGGGCGGCAAGGTGCAGTCCGGGAATGGAGATGCGTAAGATACATACGGGGCTTCCGGGGCTTATCATATCCACCCTTGTATCAATCGTTCTTCCTGACATGAATGAGTTTGAATTTGAATCAGACACACAGAAGGACGTGTGGGAGCATATCGACATCGAGAACAGCTTCCGGAAGAATCTTGAGAGTTACCTGAGTGATGTGCTTGTCATAGGTGATGGAGCATTCAAGATTACTTTCGATACAGCGGTGAGCGAATATCCGATACTCGAATGGTATCCGGGGGACAGGATAGATATTGAGTACAGGAGGGGCAGGATACATGAAATAGTATTCAAGACACCATACAAGGCCGGCAGCGGTACATATGTGCTGCATGAGCATTATGGATATGGCTACATAGAGAACCATCTGTACAGGGACGAGAAGGAAGTGCCACTGACGGCAATAGATGCAACATCAGGCATAAGCAATACGGAGTTCGGTGATACAGACATAATGCTGGCAGTTGTGCTGAGCATCAGGAAGAGTAAAAAATACGAAGGGCGAGGCGGTTCACTGTTTGACGGCAAGCTTGACAGCTTTGATGCATTTGACGAGACGTGGAGCCAGTGGATGGATGCACAGCGTGCGGGACGTGCAAGAACGTACATACCGGAGTGTTATCTCCCACATGATCCGAACACAGGGGAGGTAATGGCACACAATGCATTTGATAACAGGTTCATAGCCGGAGAGACGGACATGACAGAGGGTGCCAGAAATGTGATAAGCACGGAACAGCCTGCAATACCGCATGACAGCTATCTTGCAGCATACTGTACAGCACTTGACCTCTGCCTGCAGGGACTTATAAGCCCGTCAACACTTGGAATCGACAACAAGAAGCTCGACAACGCAGAGGCGCAGAGAGAGAAAGAGAAGACAACACTGTATACGCGCAATGCGATAGTGGATGCGCTTCAGGAGACTCTGCCGAAGCTTGTAAGCATTGCGGTTAATTCAGTCAACATACTGCTTAAGAAACCTGTTGAAGAGGTAAAGGTGAACATACCGTTCGGTGAGTATGCTAACCCATCATTTGAAAGTCAGGTGGAGACAGTAGGCAAGGGAAAGACACAGGGCATCATGTCGATTGAAGCATGTGTTGAAGAACTGTATGGTGACACGAAGGACACGGAGTGGAAAGACGAAGAGGTACAGAGGCTTAAAGCTGAGCAGGGAATAGCAGAAGTGGATCAGATGTCCGCAGCCGGTGACCTTAATACGGTTGGTTTGAATATGGCGGGAGCAGCATATGAGTGATTATGATATCGGCGAAGCATTCGCAAAAATAGAAGATGAGCTCATAGCCTCAATGATGCGTAATATAGACCGGCACCGGGCAGAAGAGACCAAGGAAGGCTATGAGTGGTCCATGTGGCAGACAGAACAGCTTCAGGCGCTTGAAAAGTACAAGAAAGAGAATGCCCGAAAGTATCCGGGAAAGTTCAAGGATATCAATGACAGGATATCCGCGCTTATAAGCATTGCGCATGATGAAGGCAGAATGAAGCAGGAAGAGGCAATCCTTAAAGCTATCAGAAACGGCTTCAGTGGGACGAAGAAGCGTGGAAAGGGAATTGATGGCGAATTCTTCAGTCTTAACGAAAGAAAGCTTGAAGCCCTTATAAATGCAACAATGAATGACATGCAGAATGCAGAAACGGCAATCCTCAGAATGGCCAATGACAAATACCGGAGCACAATATTCAATGCACAGGTGTATTACAATACAGGAGCGGGTACATTTGAAAAGGCTGTCGATATGGCAACAAAGGACATGCTGGCAGCAGGCCTCAACTGTGTGCAGTACAAAAACGGTGCAAGGCACAGGCTTGAGGATTATGCCGGAATGGCACTCAGGACCGCAAGTACAAGAGCGAAGCTGTACGGAGAAGGAGAGATGCGGCAGGAATGGGGAGTACACACAGTCATCATGAACAAGCGTGCCAATCCATGCCCAAAGTGCCTTCCTTTCGTTGGAAAGGTCATGATTGATGATGTATGGAGCGGCGGCAAGGCATCAGACGGGCCGTATCCTTTGATGTCATCAGCAATAGCCGCAGGGCTCTACCATCCAAACTGTAAAGACATGCACACAACATTCTTTCCGGGCATATCAGATGCTCCTGATGACACATGGACACCTGCGGAGCTGGAGGACGTGCAGATGTTCAATGAGACTGAGGCACGACAGCAGTATGCAGAGCGTCAGGAAGAGAAGTTCGGAAGGCTTGCAAAGTATTCGCTGGATCCGGAGAACAAGAAGAGGTATGAGGTCAGGAAGAAACAATGGGAGAAGGCTCAAATCAATTCTTTAAAGAAAGAATTCAGCAATATGACAGATGGATATTCATATGATGATTTTATAAAGGATTTTGGAACTATTGATAATGGATTTGAAGGGGCAAGTCAGGAAGATATTGATAAAGCTAGGGAAATAGATAAAAAAATCAGGTCGATAATAGGCGAAAAAGTCATTGACAAAGAATTATATAAAACTAAAGATGAATCAATTCACAATTTAGAATTGATAGGCATCGGATTTAGAGATAATTCAAATGAAGGAATATCTGAAAAAATCATCAGCAAATACGCTGATTTTATAACAAATTTTGAACAAAACCACGCTGGTTATTTTAACAACAATAAAATACAATTAGAAAACATAACAATTGTTGATAAATTAGAAATACATGGAGTGACGGCAGCAGGAGGATATTATAATGATTCAAAATCAATTAAACTTGCAAAGAAGTTAATAACAACCAAACCATCATCAAAGCTAGTTACATATTCAATGTCGGATGACTACGAAATGCATTTTTTGGCGCATGAATATGGTCATTATATAGCTGATACTTTAGAAAAAAATCTATCAATAACAGACTATGATGTTATTCAGAATAGTTTGCTCAGATACTTTGATGGAGATATATTCAAAACGAATGTTAGAAACTTATCGGCTGCATTAGGTTCATATGGTAGCCGAAATGCACATGAGGCGTTTGCAGAGGCGTTTGCGGAGGCGTATACATGTGAAAAACCGAGAAAGTTTGCAAGTATATTCAAGGAAGAACTAGAAAAAGTATTAGGAAAAGGTAATGAGTGGAGGATTGCAAAAGATAGCAAAAATGATATAATAATATCTGGAGCTAGAATCCTAAATCCTGATGATGCTGATGGTCTTAAATTCGCTAAAATGTATTATGAGGAGATTAGAAGTTTCTCAACGGACACGAAGAAGATAGCAAAGAATCTTGGAAAAGAAGAAGCTGATATAAAAAAGGTAAAATCATATCTTTTTGAAGATAAAGTGTTGTATGATTCAGATATGAAAGAATATAAGAGATTTGAGCCTGACTGTGCTATTGCTCAGAGTTGGCAACGTCTTATTATTGGAAAAGATATTAAGAAACATGATATGACTCTGATAGAGCATGAGCTTCTTGAAATGAGGATAAAAAGAGAAAATCCGGGTATAGAACATCATGAAGCTCACAGATTAGCATCAAACATATATAATTATCCAAAGGAGGCAGAAGAATATTATGGTAATCTTAAAAAACATAAAAAAAGTACAAAATGATATTTCAGCAGATTATTATGTTGAAGGAACAGAACCCAAGGGATTTATGCGAGTGCGAACCTCAGATGGTGAAATCATAGAACATGAAAATGCAAGATATGGATATTCACATGTCAAGAATGAATTGCTCAGATTAGCAAAGATGGAAAATCCACCTACAGAAAAAACAGTATTTTGGTATTAATAGCCACCATCCGAAAGGTCGGTGGTATTTTTATACCCAATTTTAAGAAAGTGAGGATAAAAGAGCATGAAAAAATTATTTATTAGCCAGCCTATGGCAGGTAAAACAGACGAGGAAATCAAAGAAACAAGGAAAAAAGCAATAGAGTATGCAGAGCTGCTATTAGGTGAGAAAGTAGAACTTATAGAGTCTTTTTTTGAAGGAGCTCCTGCAGAAGCTAAGCCGTTGTGGTTTTTAGGAAAATCAATAGAACTCCTATCACAGGCGGATATTGTGTATTTTGTTAAAGGCTGGGATAAGGCTAGAGGTTGCAAAATAGAACATCAATGTGCAGTAGCATATGAGATTAAGAGAATTGAAGATTAAATTAAATAAACAGCCATAGAGCTGTTATTTTTATATCCAAGTTGCACCAGTGCAACATCATAACATGATAACAGGCAGTCCCGTCAGGGGCTGCTTTTTATATGCCCAAACGCGATAAGGCACTAAAAGGTGCGCGGGCGGTGACACCGATGACAATGGATTACAGGGAGACACCCTTAGAAACGGAGGAACACAATGAAAGACAACACAAGACTTCCACTTAACCTGCAGTTCTTTGCACATGAAGCGGGCGGTGATGCAGGTAATGGAGAAGGAGCTGGCGAAAGCGGCCAGCAGGGTAACAGTCAGGTCAGTCAGCAGACAGAGCAGAAGCCGGCAGCAGGAGCGGTTGACTATGACAAGATCCAGCACATGCTTGAAGGAACACTTGCGGCAAAAGAGGACACAGCCCTCAAGAGCTATTTTAAGCAGCAGGGTCTCAGCCAGGAAGAGGCTGAGCAGGCAATAAGTGCATTCAAGGCACAGAAGGCAAAGAGCCAGCCTAATGTTGCAGAGCTTCAGGCGCAGGCTCAGACAGCCATAAAGGCAGCACAGACAGCGAAGCTTGAGCAGGCGGCAACTATTGTCGCAATAGAGCTTGGCATAGGAATCAAGACTGTGCCTTATCTGCTTAAGATTGCTGACCTTTCCAAGGCTGTTGGAACAGATGGCAGCATTAACAATGATGCCATCAAGGAATCAATTAACAAGGTGCTTGAGGATGTGCCGCAGTTAAAGCCTCAGATGACAGAGCAGACAGGCTATGTACAGATAGGGGCGGCAGGCGGCAGCCAGCAGTCAACGCAGAAGGCTCAGAGTACTGCGCAGATAGCAACCAAGCGCTGGAACAGATTTAACAATTAAGGAGGATTTAACCAATGGAAAATTTAAACTATGCAGAACAGTGGTCACCGGAGCTTCTTGAGATTCTTATCCAGGGAGCACTCACATCACCATTCATCACAACCAATGTAAAGTGGCTTAATGCCAACACATTCCACTTTACACAGATGTCTGTAAGCGGCTACAGGAATCATAAGCGTTCAGGCGGATGGAACAGAGGAACATTTTCACAGACAGATCATCCATACACTGTAAAACATGACAGGGATGTGCAGTTCCTTGTGGATAAGGCAGACGTTGATGAGACTAATGCAACAGCATCAATCAACAATATCTCAAAGACATTTGAGAAGACGGCGGTTGTGCCTGAGACAGATGCACTCTTCTACTACCGTGTTGCCAAGAAGGCACAGGAGACAGAAGGATATCATTCATCAACAGCTTCAACAGCGTATACCAAGGCAAAGGTATTCGGTATACTCAAGGATATCCTTGGCAAGGGCAAGCTCCGCAGATATAAGGCAAGAGGCTCACTTATCATGTATGTCTCAAGTGAGATAATGGACGCTCTTGAGCAGTCATCCGAGTTCACACGTAAGATTGAGATGACGCAGATCGCTGAGGGCGGTATCGGAATTGAGACGCGTGTGACAGAAATCGATGGTGTTCCAATCATGGAGGTTATCGATGACGAGCGCTTCTATGATGCGTTTGATTTTGATACACCGGAGGGCGGATTCGTGCCGCTTAAGAAGGTAGCTGAGGACAGCGAACATGGTGTTGAGGCAGTAACGGGAGCGCACAAGATTAACGTGCTTGTGGCGAGCCTTGAGACATGCAAGACAGTACCTAAGATATCAAGTATCTACTTCTTTGCACCGGGAACACATACGGAGGGTGACGGATATCTGTACCAGAACCGTTCACTGTCTGATACATTTGTGTTCCCTAACGGCAAGGATGGCAAGATAGACAGTATCTATGTAGACGTTGACACAACAGAGTACACAGGAGAGTAAGCCATGTATGCAGATAAGGAGTACTATGCAAAAATTTACGGCGGCAGCATGATACCGGAGGATGAGATTGAGAGGGCGCTTGATATTGCAAGCATGCATATCGATTCGCTTACATACAACAGGATTGTTGGAAGAGGGTTCTCCAGACTGACGGAATTTCAGCAGAATATGGTACGCAGGGTATGCTGCATGCAGGCAGAGTTCGAGTATGAGAATGCCGCCCTCATACAGAGCGTGCTTGACAGCTATTCACTCAACGGAGCGTCGATGAGCTTCGGGTCTAGTTGGAAAGTCACAACGGCTGCAGGCGTGGCAATGCGCAGGGATGTGTATGCCATGCTCTGTCAGACCGGTCTGTGCGACAGGAGGTGTATATGATATACCCAAGCCTTATTGACAAAAGGATGTGTCATGTGCCGGTAAGTGGGACCATAGAGCGGGAAGGATACGGCAACTATGGTGAACCGCTGGAGCCGGTTGAATTTGAAGGACTGTGTAACTATCAGGATAAGGCAAAGACAGTCCTTACAGCCCGGAAAAAGCTTATAGAGGTTACAGGGACGGCGTACTTTCCGGGCGATATATGCCCGGACGCTGCCACCATATCCGGAGGGACGGCGGTCATATTCGGTGTACAGCGCAGGATAGTAACAGGAAGCAAGGCAAGGAATCCAGACGGAACAGTAAACTATACGATGCTGGAGGTGGTCTGATGGCGCAGGTATCAAGCAGGGTGACAATATACAGAGGTGCAATCGCTAGGATTAATGAGGCGGCAGTAAAGGCGCTTGAACAGACGGCAGAGCAGATACTTGAGGATGTTGGACAGAGCCAGACGCTTCCGTTCGCTGAAGACGAATATACTGTCGAGAAGGTATATGGAAAGCGCGGACAGTATGCAAAAAACGGAAGAGAGTACAAAGGCAAAAAAGTCAAACGCTTAAAAAGACAGGGCGGAACACTTCAAAAATCAACATTCATTGACACCAAGGGTTCGAAGGACGGCTATGTAAGCATAGTATCTTCAACGCCGTATGCACGCCGCCTGTATTATCATCCTGAATATAAGTTTAATACTTCGGTACATGCCAATGCCAAGGGAAGGTGGCTTGATGATTACCTTCCGGGAGGCAAAAAACAGGACATGCCGCATAAGGCATTTGCCAAGTTTATGCAGAGGGAGGCGGGAATGTGATTCTTACACTTGTAGATGTGGCAGAGTGCATTGCTGCCACCGGTATAGCAGACCGAAGCCACATATATGTCGGGCGCATGCCAGACAAGAAACCATGCAGCATAGGAATCTATAACCTTGACAGGCAGCAGGTACAGAACACTGTAGGCGGCAGGACTAACAGCTCCTACAGGATTAAGCCGGTAAGTATTCTTGTACATTGGAATAAGTCATCAAAGGATACAGAGCTTAAGGCGGCAGCAGTATATGACGCTGTTGCAGCTCTGAGGAATGCGCAGGCCGGCGGTAACAGGATTCTGTTCACAGATATGCATACAGATACACCGGTCGATGTCGGAATGGATGACGGCATGGTGTATGAAATGGTAATAGAGGCAGATTTTTATTATGAAAGGAAGGATTAACAATGGATAACGAGACAGCAGTATTAAATGCATCAGGTTTAACAGGTGTAACGCCGGTTAATGAGATTACATTCGGTGTCAATACCAAAGGACGTACCGGCGACGAGTCAACAGTTGTAAAAGACGCAGAGAGCCTTGCAATTGCGATTGACGGCAATATCGAGGAATGGGATTCCATGGAAGCCGAAGGCTGGAAGAGAAGGCTTATGACAGGAAAGTCAATCACAATTACCATGGGAGGCAAGCGTAACTATGGTGATCCGGGCAATGACTATGTGGCAGGGCTGTTCATGAAGAAAGGACAGGCATGTAACTCGATACTTACAATTACATTCCCGGATGGCGGCAAGCTTACAATGCCGTGTGTGATCAATGTAACAAGCCTTGGAGGCAATGCCACGGCTGTAGGAGAACTTCAGTGGACGGCACTGTCAGACGGCAAGCCGACATATACAGATGCAGTTTAATCAGGTAAAGGAGAATAGTTTAGATGGCACAGATTATAGATATTTCGTCAAGAATTACCAATGAGCTTCCGCTTGTGAAGATAAGTGATGACCTTACAATTACAGTAAATAACCGCAAGAACACAATTCTTAATGTACAGGCAATGGTGGCAGAGTTTGAAAAGAAGGCAAAGGAAGACCCTGAACTCAATGAAGTCGTAATGATTGGCAAGGCGATTGAGATGCTTGCAGGAGCAAAGTCGGCAAAGGCTATCGAAGAGCTTGACCTTCCGATGCCTGAATACAAGGTTGTATATCATGCAATCATGGCAGCGGCAACAGGCACAAGCCTTGAAGATGTGGACCGATTTCAGGGATGATAAAGATCCATGTGATGATTATTATGACCTCTATGAGGATTACAGCCTCATAGAGGCTTCTTTTGCGCAGCAGTACGGAATAAGGCTCAGGCAGGAGGATGACATGTCATGGAATGAATTCTGCACGCTTCTGTCAGGCATTATGCCGGAGACACCGCTCGGACGGATAGTATCGATACGTGCTGAGAAGGACAGGAGCGTGATTGACAGATTTACTCCTGAACAGAAAAAGATATATAACGACTGGAAGATGCGGTGTATACGCAAACGCCGTGAAAATCCTGCAGCATATGCAGCGTATGTCGCGAAGTTCCAGGCATTCTGCAGGAGCGCATTCGGAAAATAACGGAAAGGAGGCAGCAGGTGGGATTCAAGATAGGTGAGATAGACCTTGGACTTGCTCTTAATAAGGATTCATTCAACAAAGACCTCAAAGGGATTGCAGGCAGCGCCCAGCAGACAGCTGCTAATGCATTCAAGCCGGTAGGCAGAATCATCGGTACAGCACTTGCGGGAGGAGCACTTATCAAGTTCACAAAAGACTGTCTTGACCTTGGTTCTGATCTTACAGAGGTACAGAATGTTGTTGATACTACGTTCGGTTCAATGTCCTCCAGGGCTGATGAATTTGCAACGAGCGCACTTGAGACGTTTGGCATGTCTGAGAAGGTAGCCAAGCAGTACATGGGAACACTCGGAGCAATGAGTAAATCTATGGGATTCTCAACATCAGAAGCATATAACATGGCAGCAGCCGTGACCGGACTTACAGGTGACGTGGCATCATTCTACAACCTGTCATCTGATGAGGCATTTGACAAGCTTAAGTCAATATGGACCGGCGAGACAGAGACGCTTAAGTCAATAGGTGTACTCCTTACGCAGACAAATCTTGACCAATATGCCCTTAATAACGGCTTTGGCAAGACTACCGCCAAGATGACTGAGCAGGAAAAGGTATTGCTCAGATATCAGTATACACTGTCGGCACTCTCGGATGCATCCGGAGACTTTGCCAAGACGCAGGACAGCTGGGCTAACCAGACACGTATACTTTCGCTGCAGTTTGATTCACTTAAAACCACGCTCGGACAGGGATTTATCAATCTGTTCACGCCGATATTGCAGGTTATTAACAGCCTGCTGGCAAAGCTGTCACTGCTTGCCAATAAGTTCAAGGAGTTCACTACACTGCTTATGGGCGACAGAGGCGGAGGCAGCCAGACCTCAACTGTAGGAACAATAGTAAGTGACTCTGCTGATGCAACAGCAGGTCTTAACAATGTGACGGATGCAGCAAAGGAGGCAGCCAAGGCAACAGGGCTCCTTAAGATAGATAACCTTAACAATATCACAACATCTTCTTCAACGTCTTCATCGGCAGGCAGTACAGGTACGGGCGGAATGTCAGAGATGACGGACGCTGCACAGCAGACGGAAGGCGTGCTTGGTGAAGTTGATGCGAGAATGGCGGCGATTGTTGAGAAAGCGGATGAGTTCATAGCAAGGCTTAAGACAATAGGCAGTGACCTCAAAGCGGGTGACTTCTTCAAAGCCGGCAGAGACACGTCGGATCTAATCGCAGACATATTCAACATGTATTCAGATGCCGTTGACAAAGTGGCATGGAGTGATATCGGTGCCAAGATGGCACAGTTTCTCAATGGAGCAATAACACCGAAGCTTTTCAGCGCTGCCGGAAGGTCAGTGGCATCATCACTCAATGCTGCGATACATACAGCACTGGGATTCGGGACAACATTTGACTTTAAAAATCTTGGACAGTCGATTGCGTCCGGAATTAATACGTTCTTTGATACCTTTGACTTTGCAGGGCTCGGACAGACTGTCGGTACGTGGGTCGGCGGAATAAAAGATACAGTTGTTAAGGCGTTTAAAGGCATAGAATGGGTAAAGGTGCTCAAAGGAGCATGGGACTTCACGATAAATCTTGGCGGTGAGAATATTGCGCTGATTCTTGGAGCAATTACGATAAAGAAAATTATGTCGGCACAAATCAGCGTGGCAGCAATACGGGCAATCTCAAAAAAGCTGGGAAAGGAGCTTGCAGCTTCAATAGGTGTTGAGATTGGCAAGGATTCAGGAATAGGTGCAGCCCTGGGAGCCGGAATAAAGAAGTCTGTTGCCAGCATGGGCGGCATAGGCAGCATGCTTACAATGGATTCCGCAACCGTGCTTGGTGCCGGTTCAGCAATGGAGATAGGCACGTTTCTTGGAGCAAGCATAATAGGCGGCATAACGGCAGCAATTGGAGGCTGGAACCTTGGACAGTTCCTGTATGAGAAATTATCAGGAATTGAGATTGATATGTCATGGACAGAGCAGTTTGCATATCTGTTAAAGGCTCCGGCAGAAGATTTTGATTCGTTTGTCGAGGGACTGACAACAACACTGACTGACTTTGAGAATAATCCGGTGCTTACAATGCTGGCAGATCTGCTTGCAGGTCCGTTTGTCACAGGCGCGGCGTATATCCATAAGAACAGTGATGCCATAGCAGAGGATATGGACAAGCTGAAGACTGGATTTAAGGCACTCAAGGATAAGATTGGTGAGAAATGGGATGGTGTTGAACGATGGTTCAACGAAGACGTTTCTCCGTGGTTTACAAAAGAAAAATGGAGTACATTCGGCAGCAACATGAATGACAGTATTCAGGAGAAATGGAATGACTTCGCGAAGTGGTGGGGAGAGTCGGGTGTATCCAAATGGTTTGAGGAAAGCGTCAGACCATGGTTCACAAAGGATAAGTGGACATCTGCAATGGCAGGAATCAAGGAAGGCTTCAGGGAGACCTTCAAGGGAGCCTGTAACATTGCAATCGAGAAGTTCAATGCCCTGATACAGACACTTAACGAGAAGACCAGAATATCATGGGATGCGGTGAAGGTTGCAGGCAAGGAGATATTCCCGGCCGTGGACATACAGCTTCTTAATCTCAGCAAGATACCACTGCTTGCCAATGGCGGTTATGTAGGACCTAATCAGCCGCAGTTAGCGATGATTGGAGATAACCGGACAGAGGGTGAGGTTGTGGCACCGGAGAGTAAGCTGCTTGATATGGCACAGAGGGCGGCAGCAATGTCAGGTGGCAGCAAGGAAGAGATGCAGCTTCTCAAGGAGATAATTGATATCCTTAAGGCGATTCTTGACAAGCCGGGGCTGTCAGACAGTGACGTGGGTAAGGCTGCAAGGCGCTTCTCACAGGAATACAGCCGCCGCACAGGTAGCCCGGCATATTATTAGGATTGGAGGACGGAATGGCATACAGTGGCTTCCTGATACGCCTTGGGGACTATACAGTCCCCTGGGAGTACATTCAGGCAAAGACTTATAAGACAACGCTAAGTGTAATAGATGTTGATTCAAAACGAAATGCTAATGGAGACCTCATAAGGAACGCACTTGACAGCAGGAAGAACATAGCGGAGTTCCAGACACCTCCCTGCATGAGTAATGCTGATATGGCGGAGCTGTTTGGCAGCATAGCAGATAATTACATCATCCCAAAGGAACGCAGACTTATTGCAACGCTGTATGTTCCTGAGATTGATGATTATATGACACAGGAACTGTATCTGCAGGATCCTGAATTTGTAATATCGTACAAGGATGAAGATACAGTCTATTATGAACCGACAACATTGGCATTCACAGCGTACTAGGAGGATATATGCAGAATTATGAATATAGTTCACTGTTCTGGGACAGCAGTGTGGATAAACAGCTTGTGATGAAATACGATAACGCCAGAATAGATAACAGCATCCTGTGCAGTGAAGAATTTGAATTTACAGAAAGCCTGTGCTCAGAAGAAAGTCTTACATTCGGATGCTGCGAGGCATCTGTAATCAAATTCAGGGTGCTTAATGTTGTAACGCCGCTTAAGGGCAGGACATTAGATGTAAGCCTGATAATAGGCGGACATACAGACAAGCCTTACCGGCTTGGCCGTTTTAAGATAACAGATGATGTACCGACAGCAGACAGGGACTACAGGAACATTACCGCTTATGACGCAATGTATGACATCATCAACACGGATGTAGCCGGATGGTATAACAGTACACTTCCGGATGAAGACAGTACAATGACACTCAAAGCCTTCAGGACATCATTTGCAAGGCATTTCGGTCTTGAGCAGACCGATGTATCACTTGTAAATGACGACATGATTGTGCGGCGGACAATAAAACCGGAAGAACTCAGCGGTCTTGATGTCCTGCAGGCAGTATGTGAGCTGAATGGCGCATTTGGACATATCGGAAGGGACGGAAAGCTTGAATATGTAGTACTTGATGAGCTTGTGGAAGGCTTATATCCGGCTGATGACTTATACCCAGCCAATGACTTATACCCACGTACAAGTAATGCATACAATGTCACAAAGGGGCGGTATTATTCATGTGAATATGATGACTTCCTTACGGAACGTATTACACAGTTACAGATACGGCAGGAAGAAAATGACATAGGTGCCACTGCCGGAACAGCAGGCAACACATACATAATTGAAGATAACTTCCTTGTGTATGGAATGTCAGCAGAGGAGCTTGACACAATAGCCGGTAAGACACTGTCAGTAATAGGCAGGATATCATACAGACCTTTTTCGGCTGACTGTATAGGCAACCCATGCATTCTGCTTGGCGAGAAGGTAAGCCTGAATACAAAGCGTGAGATTATTACGTCATATGTACTTCAGAGAACGCTGAAAGGCATACAGGGAATGCATGATGCGTTGTCCTCAGAGGGCGTTGAGAATTACTGCACAGAGGTTAATTCACTTGCACGTTCGATAATACAGCTCAAGGGCAGGACAAACGTGCTTACACGCACAGTGGATGAGACTAATGAAAAGATAACGGATGTTGAGCAGGGATTATCTTCGGAGATATCGCATACAGCGGCACAGGTGGAGGCAGAGGTTAAGAGAGCATCGAAGGCAGAGGGAGAGCTGTCCGGAAGAATAACGGTTGCAGCCGACAGCGTGGCAGCAGAAGTTAAGAGGGCATCAAAGGCAGAGGGAGAACTGTCTTCAAGCATCAAGCTTAATGCTGACAATATTGCAGCAAGAGTTTCTAAAGACAGCATAATAAGTGAGATAAACATGTCACCGGAGAAGATAAAGATACGCTCAGACAGGGTTGAGATTGAAGGATATGTTGAATTCTCAGATTTGTCAGGCTCCGGCCGCACAACTATAAATGGGGACAACATTACAACAGGGCATCTTAATGCAGACCTGATAGTGTCAGGAACAATACGTGGCAAGGTGGGATTGTGGGTAGAATCAGACAGCTCCGACAGGGTTGTGACTATTAATGCAGATGGCATTTATAATGCTGCAGCAACATATCTTAACGACGTGGCTGTGTATGGTTCACTTAAGGACGGAAATGGTAATGATCTTATTCCGGCAGCAGTTCAGTATCTCAATGATGGCTGGTGGGGGAATTTTACTACAGCTAATGGATGGGCTGTGACCGTCCAGAATGGCGTTATAACAGATGTAGGCTAAGGAGGACTTATGAATAAACCGATGTCGGTAAAAATCAATAATTTCTGTGACAGGCTGGCGGCTCTGCTCAATGAAGCGGAGCTGCCTTTTTATGTGCTTGAACCATATATGAAAAATGCACTTGAAGAGGTGCATACGGCAGCAGATAAGCAGCGGAAACTAGAGCTTGAGACCTATGTGAAGGAAATGGAGGAAAAAGAGAATGCAGAAGGCATACGTTCGAGTCAACTGGGAGAACTATCCGAGTGATAAAACACCATTGAATGAATATGAATTGAATAGAGCTGATAAAGCAATAGACGAGATTGACAATAGAGTAATAGTTCTTGATTCAACGAAGTTTGATAAAACATCTGCCGGGACAATGGTGCAGAATATTCAGTTCGATGAGGCTACAGGAGTATTTACAATCACATATTTCAGCGGCTCAGTTAAGAGGATAGATACCAATATTGAGAAGATTGCCGTTAACTTTGATTATGATGTGTCCACTCAGAGAATCATACTTACGCTTGACGATGGGACTGTCAAATACATAGATTTGAGTGCGCTTGTTACCCAGTACGAATTCCTTGATAATGACACAATAACATTTTCAGTGGATTCTGCCGGCAGGATATCCGCGGCTGTCAAAAAATCAGGGATAACAGAGGACATGCTGCAGCCTGATTTTCTTGCTGATATAAAGGTACAGGCGGCAGCAGCATCAAAGAGCGCAACAGACGCTGCGGCCAGCGCAGTAAAATCAGAATCAAGCGCCGTTGCGGCTGCAGCAAGTGAGACAGCAGCTAAAAAAAGTGAGACAGCAGCTAAAGAAGCATTGGCAAACTGTAATAATTCAGCTGATGCGGCAGCAGAATCCGCAACGGATGCACATGATTCAGAGAGGGCAGCTTATGACTCAGAGCAGGCGGCAAAGCTGAGTGAAAATGCGGCCGCGGCAAGCGAAGAATCGGCGGCATCATCTGAGGTTAATGCCGCTTTATCAGAAAAAAATGCAGCAACAAGTTCTGCATCGGCGGCATCATCCTCCTCCACAGCAAAGTCAAATGCGGTTGCGGCAGAGAGTTTTGCACATGGTGGTACAGATTCCCGTACAAATGAGAATATTGACAATGCTGAGTATTACTACAGGCAGTCCAAGGAAATTGCAGAAGGCTTCAAGGGTGCACTAAGACCCATGGGAACGAAAAAGTTTGCGGACCTTCCGGCAGCGTCCGAAGCAACCGAAGGTGATATGTATAACATATCGGATGAATTCACGACAACAGCGGACTTTGAAGAGGGCGCAGGCAATGTAATTCCTGCAGGAGCTAATGTATATCTTACAGCTAACCGCCTGTGGGATATTATGGCAGGTACACCGGTTACAAGTGTTAATGGCGAGCGTGGCAATGTTGTTGTTGATAAGGAATCAGTTGGGCTTGGCAATGTACCTAATGTAACCACTGATGACCAGCGGCCGACGTTCACTCCGGCAGCATCAAGAGCAAATATCGTTAGCAGCGAGAAAATGACAACTATCTTTGGTAAGATCGCAAGGTGGTTCAATGACCTTAAAAATGTTGCATTTACAGGCTCATATAAAGACTTGATTGACAAGCCGTCAGTAGATACGGCACTGTCTACAGCAAGTACTAATGCAGTGCAGAATAAGGCGGTTGCATCAATCGTGTATGGAGATGAAATCAGCACGAACGACGACTGGGATAACATTACAATCGGATATCATGTAGTCAATGGCGGTTCCCAGTATCCCTGGTCGGCAGACAAACATGCACCGGTTGGAGCGTGGGGCTGGGGATATGTTATTGCTTGGGTATATGGCACGTGCGGTTATCAGATATACATAACAGCAAGCAGCAGAAAGATGTATATACGCAGCAAATACGGATCTAATTGGACAGGCTGGGGCGAATATGACAATATAGACACAGTTTTTGATGGCGCTATAAATGTCTATTCATATACATCAGCTAATCCGTACATTACTAAATCGGATGGATATTTGACAGCAGCTATTAATGGCTATGCAGGACAATTTCTCAGAATGCGCATCGAAGACAAAAATGGAAATGGCGTTGATGAGATAATGTTCTCAGATGGTGTGAGTGGATATGCTAACTTTAGAAACATATATGTTCCCCGTGGAATGCGTATCTACAAAGCTGCAGAACAGTTAGTAACTGGAAGCGCATCAACTGCGGTATTCAGGCAATTCAGCAGAACGTAATATTGCTGCATATGGAAGAGGTGATGCGTATGCTCTGAGAATTGCACCGGTGCAACAAATAAACATAAAATAACAGAAAAGGAAGGATAAAAGAATATGGACAGATACGAAAAGATCAAGGCGGTAATTATTGCCTTATGCGGAATTATATCAGGAAGGCTGGGAGTGCTTGCAATACCTATGATACTGCTCATTGTATGCAATGTGATTGACTATGCGACAGGCATATTTGCATCGCATTACAGGAACCAGGAGATTGATTCTTACAAGGGGATAAAGGGAATTACAAAGAAGATATGCATGTGGCTGCTTGTGGGCGTCGGGGTTGTCATTGATAACCTGCTTGCATATACATCCGGAGCGGTCGGCATAACACTGCCGTTCTCATTTCTTGTTGCCTGCATCGTGGCGGTGTGGATTATCTGCAATGAGATTATAAGCATACTTGAAAATATCAATGATATAGGCGTTACACTTCCGCCGTTCCTCATGCCGATTGTCCGCAATCTTAAGTCACAGGTGGAGGATAAGGCTGACATACTGAAAGAGGGAGGCAGTAACGATGATTAAGAGGTATCTTATGAGCGCAGGCGACATTCAGTTGTCTGCGCATTTCAGACTTCATGAGTTCCAGAGCCGCAATAACTGGGATGAGGTTCTTGTGGATGAGGCGCTTATTGACATGCTTGAAAAGATCTATAAGCACTTTAACTGCTCAAAAGCTGTAATCAATGACGGCTTCAGACAGCCGGGAGAATACTGCCGTTCAATCGGAGGAAGCGACAGGGATGCGCATGCGTATGGAATGGCGGCAGATGTTGTATTCTTTGATTCTGAGGGAGATGTAATATCAGGCAGGTATATATGCTGCTATGCTCAGGACATCGGAGTACAGGGCATTGGCTACATGGGGAATGCCGTGCACCTTGATACACGCGGCAACGGCGGTTATAAGAATACGCACTGGTGGGGCGACGAGACTACCGGAGCTACGGTGACTGACTGGCACAGCTACTTTGCAATAACCAATTACCCTGCCGCTGAACCGGATGAGAATGAGGAAGACAGCACGGAGAATCAGGATGAATCGGAAAATACTGATGCGGAAGATGGCAGCAGTGCAGATGGCAGTTCAGATAATAACGTGACAGATTTTGACGGAGGTGATATGATGAACAGAGAGATTAGCAGGGAACAGCTTAAGTATGAGGTGAACAGATACGCACTGACAGTGCTCGGACGTGAAATCGGTGATGCGGACACTTATGTGGAACTTCTCAGCACAGGTCAGCTTGACTGGTATGAATTCACTAAGAGGCTTCAGGAGAGTGAAGAAGGCGTAAAGCGCTGGATTAAATATACACTTTTTGTGGACATTCTTAACAGAGTTCCGGAATCGTCAGAAGTTGACTGGTGGTACGCTCAGTATTCATTAAGATACGAAGTCAACAAGGCGCTTATGGCTGAGAGGTTCGCAGAGGACTATGAGAAATTTAAAAATGAGTACATTAATAAGGAGCTATAGACTAATAAAGCTGGAAGACAATTACTCGTCTTCCAGCTTTTCTTGATTACAGAAGAAAAATGAAAAGTGTTTTAACATGAATTTGTGTAAAATATCAAATTCGTATTCTGCAGAATAATACTTTTTAGAAATAATGCTTGAAGTTGGTATATATATAATGACATCAATGCTTTCTGAAATAGTACAGCCATCACTTGTAAACTCAACATTCTCAGCATCTAATCCTTTATAAATGTATCCATTATTTATTTTTATATCCATTTTATGAAAAATGTATGTATCAATTTTAGAAGAAAAAGGAAATGCGATAAACATAAATAGAATTTCAAATATAAGCAAGGCTATCGGGGTTTTAAAAACAATACATAGCAAGTAAATGATTGAAGGAGCAAACGCGTATATAAAATTTACAGATGGCTTTATAAGATTGTTTTTGAATAAGTTATTGCATCTATAGTCTGTAAAGTTTAATAAAAGTAAAATAAATAAAAACAGACAATAAGAAACTACGTTATTGCTAAAGTATTTAAAAATGTTTAGATGAAAATATAAATCAGATAAATAAGAAAGTAAATATATAATCATGCCTACAAATATACATTTTAATAATGAAATTGGTACATACATAACATTAAATAAAGAACCATATTTTAGCTTTTTTATATAATGCTTTTTGTTGTGATATCTTATTTTAAAAAAAATCTCTTTTAACGGGATCATATAAATAACTATAGGTGCAATTATAGCAGCAATTAAGTTGTTTAATAAATCATCCATTTTGGCCTCCTCATAAATATGTTATAATTATGCATAATATTATCAGGATATGTTAAGTGAGTCAATGCTTGTACATAAACTTTTAGTTAATCACTAAAAAATTCAGAGAGTATTATGAAAAATATAGAACTGAGCATCTTAATAAGTAGATTATTAATATATTGGTTAGTTGTGGTAACATACACGTAACGTACAAAAACGGCTATAACATTAGTATTTAAGCGTGTTGAGTGTCTACCAAGAGTTTAATTTTCAGACAGTTCTATAAGAGTTAAAATACAAGGCTGTACGCTGGAAGCCGCTTGAATGGCGGATGGAGCGTGCAGTCTTGTTTTTATGTGTGTTTGCAAAAAAAGTGGATTAATATGTGTGCGGTAACATACACATAACATACAAATCAATAGTACAATTTTTCAAGTTCGTCAACAGTGATATATTACATGGTATGTGGGAAAATCAAACAATCAGGGGAAAGAAGAACATAGAACTTGCAAAGTATCAAGGAATATGAGAGATTTAAGCCGGATTGTGCGATAGCCCAGATTTGACAGCGTCTTATTAATGGAAAAGATATCAAAAAACATGATAGAACATTTGCAAAGTACACGAATCAGCATCTGCGAAATATAATTATCCGAAAGAGGCAAGGAAATAATAATATCGTGAATTTGTATAAGACAGTCCGAGAGGCTGCCTTATTTTTTGTATTGGGGCTGACCTGGTAAAAAGTAAGTCCATTGAAATTTATCCAAAAAAGATATATGCTAATAAAGAGCGATTCAAAATACAGGGAGCCGGAGTGATGGCACTGACAGCTATTTGTCCTTACGCACAAACTTGAGATGCCATGATAAAAGGGCAGAAGTGGAGGTTAATATGGATAATAAGAAAAATGAATCAATGGAAGAAAGAGCTAAAAAGGAAGAACTTGTGGTTATGCTTCATTCAATACGCAAGGTTGCGGAGGCACACAACGAATCACATACAATAAGCCATATAGACAGGCTGCTTAGTGAGATGAATGACAGGTGATGAGGTGTAGGATAATATGAGATATCATAATTTAGGCGGATATTTTAAACATCTGTTAGTTCTTGCTCTGCTTTGCGCGCTTCTGGCTGGATGCTCCAATGTACAACAGCAGACGGAGATTGATAATACATCATATTCAGGTGCGGCAGAGGCATCACAGACGGACGCAGGTGATGCACAACAGCAGGCGGCGGGAGATACGCTGTATGGCATACCGGTATATACAGGCAGACCTTATGTAGAACTTAATGGTAATATACCGGAATTTACTGACGCTGAGAAAAATACAAATGTATTTGAGACATATAGTGAACTTGACTCACTGGGAAGATGTCAGGCTGCTTATGCTAATGTATGTCAGGAGATTATGCCTGCACAAAAACGTGGACCGATAGGCAATGTAAAGCCTACAGGATGGCACACTGTCAACTATCATGAGCTGATTGACGGCAACTATCTTTACAACAGGTGCCATTTGATTGCATATGAGCTTGCTGGCGAGAATGCCAATGAAAAGAATCTGATAACAGGAACAAGATATCTTAATATAACAGGCATGCTTCCGTTTGAAAATAAGGTTGCTGCATTTGTAAAA